GTCACATGTTATCTATGGTAAGTACACAGATGAACGTTTACAGGAAGAAATAAAGTTTCTTGTGTCTTCTCGTAAAACGGCCAGTGCGGGACGGGATTTAATTGAATTGAGAAAAGAAGCAGAACGTAGGCGTAATGTTAAACTTGCAAAAACAAAACAACGTACTTATAATAAACAGGTTCTTCATAAAACAAATGAGGGAACCATGTTAGAAAATCCTGCTGAATCTCCTAAATTCAAAAAGGCGAACTTCGCTGGTACAGGTATGTCTCCCAAACAGGAAAAGTTCTGTATAGAATATATGGGAACTGGAGATGCTTTGTCTGCTTATAAGGCGGCTGGTTACAAGGAGGGAAAGAATCTGAACGATACCCGTAGACGGGCAGCTTCTCTCTTGAAAAATCCAAAGATTGACGAAAGAGTAAAGGATATAAGAGAAGAGGCTATTAAAAAGATGGCGTGGTCAGCGGATCGCGTACTGGATCGTCTGGATCAGGTGTATCAACATTCTCTTTCAAACGGAGATTACAGTAATGCCAATCGCAGTATTGAGGCTGTAGCCAAACATCTGGGCATGTTTGTAGATCGTACTGAAAGCAGGGTAAAACTTTCTTCATTCAATAATGAAACAGATCATGATTCAGTTCAGGGTGATATAGCAAAGCTGGCTGAGATTGCGGGTCTGAAAGTTATTGATGGCGGGAAGAGTAAATGAATGTGCCAGACTTTCAAAAATTTATTTGTCTTCAGGATGAAGATTCTGATGCAATTGAAAGACTATTTCCCGCTTTTTCCGGTACTCTTGATTATATTTCCGGTGCTCATTCCGCAGGGACTTTTGGATATAAGCAATGTATGGACAGAATTGAGTTCATTATAGAGAACTGGCACAGTCAGGTCTGTTCCCATCCTTCTTTAAAGAACCCTGATCCAGATATGGACGAGATCAGGATGCAGACGGCTCGCATTGCCAAGCTTATATTTAATTTATTCCAGACAATGCATGAATATGAAGTCATTATAAATAGAAATTACAACTCTGTTCAGTAATCAGTAATACTATGGCTCAACAAGAAGCTTCTTATGACCAGTTACGCGCTAGAGAGGCGATGTATGAGCTTGTTGTAAGCAACGCTCGTAATGATTTTCTAACATTTGTCCGTTTGGTTTCCCCTCAATTGGTAGCAGACTTCAAGATGGGTAGGCATATTGAGCTTATTTGTCAGAAATTGCAGTTGGTAGAGGAAGGAACACTGAAAAGGTTGATGGTTTTCCTTCCACCAAGAAGCAGCAAGTCCGTTATCTGTAGTAAATTGTTCCCTGCGTGGTATATGGGGCGGCATGGTAACCATGAAATCCTCTCCGTATCGCATTCAGACCAGCTTGCCAGTGATTTTGGCCGTTCTGTGCGTGATATTGTAAATAGTGAGGTATTTAAGACCATATTCCCTGATGTAAGCCTACGATCTGACGTAAGAGCGGCAGGAAAGTGGCAAACAACCCAGAATGGGGTGTATGTAGCGGCAGGAGTGAAGACACAAATCGCTGGACGTGGCGCACATGTGGCCTTATTGGACGATGTTATGTCAGAAGAGGACGCATTTTCAGAAGCAGGGCGACGTTATATAAAGGAATGGTATCCGGCTGGCCTGAGAACCCGTCTTATGCCGAATGGTGCCATCGTTATCATTAATACCCGCTATCATGAAGATGATATATGTGGATGGTTGCTGGGTGCGGAAGTAGATAATACCGATAGCCAGACCAAGATACATCCTTGGGAAGTAATAAAGATTCCTGCATGGCTTGATGAAGAGGCAGCACGTTTACTGAATCTTCCGGTAGGTACATCCTACTTTCCTGAGTGGAAACCGGACAGTATTCTGCGATCTGATGAAGCAGAGATAAGAAGACACAACGGTACACGGTATTGGCAGTCCTTATATATGCAAGATCCTACGCCAGCGGAAGGCGGGATCATGAAGAAGGAATGGTTTAAGCCTTGGAAACAGAATAGTCCACCGGAATGTGACTTTGTAATACAGACTATGGATACGGCATTCTCTGCCAAGACCACGGCTGACTATTCAGTGATGCAGACATGGGGTATCTTTGAATTAATGGAAACTGATAGTCGTGGGAAAGAAACATGGATTCCCCACCTGGTTTTATTAGGGAACGTAAGAAAAAGATTTGAGTATCCAGAACTGCGATCACGTGCTCAAGAAGAATATGAAAAACACGAACCGGATATTATAATAATAGAAAAGAAAGCAAGTGGACAATCTTTGATACAGGATTTGCGGAGAGCAGGTTTACCTGTATTGGAATACACACCGGATCGTGATAAGGTGAGTAGAGCAAATGCAGCCACACCTTTTTTAGAGGCAGGTCGTATTTGGTTACCTTTTACAAAGGAATGGTCTTTAGAGCTTCTTGATGAGGCCGTGACTTTTCCAACGGGAAGGTATGATGATCAGGTAGATGCAATGGTTATGGCTATATTATATATGAGAGATTCTTGGAAAATGAGCCATCCTGATGATCCTGATTATGATGAAGACGATAGTATTTATCGCAAGCCCAGAAAAGGGTACTGGAACTTTTCAAATACTGAAAATCATGAAGGTATATAAATCACATGGCTAAAAAGAAACAGGGTTATAATGCCCGTAAAGACGAGCAGCTTGGTATGACACGTGGCAAGCAGAGCAAAAAGAAAATGTCTAAAAAGGGAAGAAGGGACGTAGCAAAAGCTACCCGTAAACCTAAAGGAAGTTATGGATTCAAAAAATCAAAAAAAGCCTGACGATAACTACTGTGTAGACTGTAATCACGGGTGTCATTGTAACAGTAATGAAACCTGTGGACAGGGTCAGTGCAAGTGTGATAAATGCGTGTGTAAAAACATGTACAAATCTCAACCGTCTGTTGATAGTTGGGGTACACCTACTATAAGCATGGAATAAACAAATGGCACGTCAACCCAAACTGGGAAGCGGTAAACGCTTTAAAGCTTTATCTTCCAAATTAAAAAAACAAGGTGTTAAAAATCCTGGTGGTTTAGCAGCTTCTATTGGACGGAAAAAATACGGTAAGGAAAAATTTCAAAAGATGGCAGCGGCTGGAAGAAAAAGTAAAAGGAAAAAGGGATAAGATAATGGCAGTTGAGAGAAATCCTTTTCAGGTTCTTCCTGGTGGTTTGGATACATCTGGAATAGAGGAAGAGACGGAGATTGAACTGGAAATTGAAATAGACCCAGAAGACGGAATGATTGATCTGGGTATGAATGAAGATACTGCTGTTATGATAGCAGGACAGGAGCATTATGTTAATCTTGCTGATTTACTGGATGAGGAAGAGTTAGAGGAGATTGGTACTAAAGTTATTGAACAGTACGAAGCAGATAAAGACTCACGACAGGAATGGGAGAGTACTTTTGAAAGAGGGTTTGATCTTCTTGGTCTGAAACTTCAAGAGACAACAGAACCATTTGAAGGAGCGTGTACAGCCGTTTCTCCTCTTATTATTGAATCAGCGGTTAAATTTCAATCCAAAGCTTCAATGGAACTGTTTCCATCAGGAGGTCCAGTTCGCGCACAAGTCTTGGGAGGGAATACACCTGAAAAAGAATTACAGGTGACACGTGTTCAGAACTTCATGAACTATCAGTTGACTGAACAGGTAACAGAATACTTTGAAGAATTTGAAAGAATGCTTTTCCACTTACCGCTTGTGGGATCAGCGTTTAAAAAGATTTACTACGATCCAGGTTTGGAACGTCCATGTTCTGAGTTTGTACCCGTAGACCAGTTTTACGTGTCTTATAATGCACCAGATTTACGCAGGGCAGATCGTTACACACATGTAATTTATAGATCAGAGAACGATCTTCGCAAAGAAATAGCATCTGGACTTTATAGGGACGTTGATATAGGACAACCAGGAGCACCTGATCCTACCGTATTAGGTCAAAAGATTGACCGTATAATGGGGGTAAGTCCTTCTCAAGAATATGACCAACAGTATGTCATTCTTGAACAACACTGTTATATGGATCTTCCCGCACCCTTTAACAGTAATGATGGGGTTGCTTATCCTTATATTATTACAGTAGAAGAAAATTCCGGCCAGGTTCTTGCTATTCGCCGGAATTATGAAAAAGATGATCCACGCCATGAGCGTCAGGTTTTCTTTGCTCATTACAAGTTTGTTCCTGGTTTTGGTTTTTATGGATTGGGTCTTATACATTTACTGGGCAATCTTACAATGTCTGCTACAGCAGCATTACGGAGTCTTGTTGATGCAGGACAGTTTGCCAATCTTCCAGGTGGTTTTAAAGCAAGAGGAACAAGAGTTGTCGGAGGAAATGATCCTATCTCTCCAGGTGAGTTTAAAGAGATAGAAGCAGTAGGAAACGATCTTTCCAAACTTATTATTCCATTACCTTATAAAGAGCCTTCCCAGGTTCTGTTTCAAATGCTGGGTTTCCTTTCGTCAGCAGGTCAGAAGTTTGCTGATACAACTGAACAGATTGTAGGAGATGCTACCAATTATGGTCCGGTAGGAACAACGATGGCTCTGTTAGAAGCAGGAGCCAAGTTCTTCAGTGCTATTCATAAAAGACTACATCATAGCCAGAAGGAAGAATTTAGAATTCTTTCAAGGATTAATTATGAATTTCTTCCTGATGAATATCCTTATAATATTCCTGGCGTTGATGCCAGTGTTTTTAAGTCTGATTTTGATGGTCGGATTGACATTATTCCTGTTAGCGATCCTAATGTTCCTTCTGCGGCTCATAGGTTGGCAATGTCGCAAATGGTATTACAGTTGGCGACGCAAGCTCCACCAGGTATGTATAATCTTCAACAAGTTCATTTGTCGATTTTAAATGCAGCGAACATTCAATCTCCTGAAAGATTTTTAATACCACCAACACAACCACAACCTAATGATCCCATTACGGATATTCAGTTGGTTTCAATGGGACAACCTATCAAAGCTTTTCCTCAACAAGACCATCCGGCACATATCTCTGTTAAAACAGCCTTTATCGAAGATCCTACATTAGGACAAAATCCTATGATGCAATCGGTAATTCCTGTTCTACAGGCTAATATCCGTGAACATATGGTCTTGCAGTATGCACAGCAAATGGCGGGACTCGTCGGCCAAGAAGCAGAAAATATTCAAGCACAGGGAGGACAAGTACCTCCTGAAATTCTTAGCCAACTTACACAACAGGCTGCACAACAGGTATTACAGGCAAATGAAATGGCAGCAGCCAATGGTAGTATGAATTCTCTGGAACAGCAGAGTATACAACTTGAGGCCGCTGGTCTTGCCCTGAAAAAAGAAGAACTGCAAATTGAAGCAACAAAAGATGCAGCCGATCTGTCTCTTAAAAATCGTGAACTTGATATTAAGGAATTGGAACTGCACGTTAATTCTGCTGCTAAAGTTGGTCAACGTGAAGATCGTGATGCTGACAGGAAACTGAAAGCAGTTAAAGATGCTGGCACAATGGCTATTAAGGAAAGTCAATCCATTCGTGAACAGAATACTCGTCTAGCTATTGAATCCATTCGTGCAATGATAAAAGAACGTGACCTTATGATTAAGTCACACGAAGAACGTGATACAATCAGGGAAGCCAAAGGCATGGCATCAGGAGGAACTGTTGATCTTGCAGAAGGACGATCTCCTGAAATACAGATGTTGGCTACAGAAATGGGGATTTCTTATGAAGATGCAAAACGATTAATTGAATCTCAACTCAAAAGACAGGAATCGGATAACTTCATACAGCAGATGATATCCAGTTTAACAGAAGAAGAATCTGATAGTAGAATGCCTACACCTGTAGATACGAGTGGATATGGAGAAGTAGAAGGCTACTCTACTGAAACAGGTAGAGCCATGCCTCCACCATCTCCTACGGAATCCATGCCTCAACCACTAATGGATGCTGAAAGAGGAAGTCAACCTTCCGGTGCTTCTCCTGATTTAATGACTACAGGAGAAATTGGAATGCCTGAAGAAGGTATTGACTTACCAGTAGAACGTGCTGCTCCTGCTGGATCTGGTGTTGATTTAACTTCTCTTGCTGGTGCGTTAGGCTCTTCTGCTGGAACTGGTGTTGACTTAGCTGCTCCTGCTGGTACATTAGGTTCTGCTGTTGGATCTGTAGAAATATTTCCAAATAAAGAAGAGCGCACTGTTCCAACAAAAAGTGATATTGTTAAAGAAGAGATAACGAATATGACAGAAACAATTTCTGAACCTGTGGACACATCTGGTGGATCTGCTATGGACCTAATTAAGGGTTTTGAAGGATTTGAAGGAAAGCGTTATATGGATTCGGCAGGAGTTCCGACAATTGGTTATGGAACAGCGGCTACTTCCGGTATGGAAATTCCTGAGTCTATATCAAAATCAGATGCTCATAATCTCTTGGCAACAGAGGTAGACAGAATTTCTGCTGGTCTTGATGATGCTTTAGGAGACATATCAATATCTCAGGGCAAGAAAGACGCATTAGCTTCTCTAGCTTATAATGTTGGTTTGCCTTCTGTTCTTGGAAGTAAAGGATTTAAAGCTTTAAAAGCGGGTGATATTGAAACGGCTCATGCCGAACTTTTTGGTGAAGAGAGAGGATTTGTAAATGCTGGTGGCAAGAAGCTTGCTGGTTTGGTAAATCGTCGCCGTGAGGAAGGAAAACTGTTCCTAGCATAATGGCTGTAAGAAAAAAACCTTATTCAAATAAAATTGAATTCAAACGTCTTCATAAAAAAAGAAAAACTAATTATAAAAAAATTCCCAAAAGATATAAGAAACAAAGTTTCTTTACTAATGGGATTATGAACCGACAATGATTTTTCAAGAAGCCGTTGAACTAAAAAAAATGTTTGCGGAAGAAAAAGCAAAAGTACGAGAGCAGTTAGCTCTTGGCTCATGTGAAGATTATTCTGATTATAAATTTATAACTGGTATTTACGAGGGGTTGACACGGGCAGTACAGTTAATAGATAATTATGAATCACATATGATTGCTTTAGCAGCATCAGATGATGATGATGATGATTTTTAACGGAGTTACTATTGACCTTTCAACCACACATGGGTAAAGCCATTATGAATGACGATTGGATTACTGACGATTCTGTTGTCGATCCTGATATTCTTCCTGAATTACCAGGATATACCTTACTTATCCGTCCTTTATCAATTAGACAAGAAACCAAAGGTGGTATTTTATTACCAGATAAATTCGCAGATGATATGAAATATATCACAACTGTTGGTAAAGTTGTAAAGGCAGGACAGTTAGCATATAAAGATGTAGATAAATTTCCTGATGGTGCGTGGTGTTGTGAAGGGGATTTTGTATGCTATACTAAACATGCTGGACAAAAGTTTGTATATAAAGGAATTCGATATATACTTCTTTATGATGACCAGATAATGATGAAGATTAATGATCCAAGTGATATTGATCCAATGTATAACCTAAGCGCGTAACCGTAGATTCGCAACTGCGAGGTAAAATGGCTGAAGAAAAAGATAATGACCTTGATTGGTCAGAAATTGATTTAAATTCTCCTGTTGAGGAGAAAGTTGATTTTGAAGTTGAAGAAGAAAATGTTGAGACAAAAAGTACAACTTCAGATGATGCTACTGAGCTAGAAGATGTTATTGACGATCCTTCTTCTGATGATGAACCATCCGCTAGTACTGATACTGTAGAAGAAACTATTCCAGAACTAGATGGTATCAATACCAAAGGTGCTCAAAAAAGAATAAGACAGTTAGTTAAACAGCGGAAAGAGCGTGAAGATACTATTGCTCAGATGCAAGAAGAACTAGCTTCTCTTAGACAAACATCTACGAAGGCAACTGAAGATAGTTTTACTTATAACAATGCATTATTCGCAGCGCAGGAAAAGGAACTAAATCAAAAAACAGAATTCGCTCGTTCTAAATATAAAGAAGCATATAATTCTGGAGATCAGGATGCGCTTTTATCTGCTCAAGAAGATTTAGCAGATTCCAAGGCTGATCTTAAAATTTTAGAACAGCAAAAGAATTGGGTAGCCCAACAAGCCAAAGAGTATGAAAATCAAAAACAAATAAATGCACAAAACCAAAATGCAGATTTTGATCCTAAAGCTCACGCATGGGCTTCCCGTAATCCTTGGTTCGGACAAGATAAAACAGCAACTGCTGTCGCTCTTAGTATCGACCAAGATCTAAAAGAAAGAGGATTCGATCCCTCCTCCGATAATTACTACACAGAAGTGGACCGTAGAATACAAGAAGAACTTCCTCATAAATTTAAGTCTAAGGAAGTAGAACAACCTGAAACGGAATCGGCAGTACCGTCAAGGCCGCAACGAGTGGTAGCAGGGCAGTCGCGCACTCCTTCTCCAAAGAAAGTTAAACTGACACAAGACGATGTTGCTTTAGCTAAGAAATGGAATATACCTCTTGAAACTTATGCTGCTCAAAAAGCCAAAGCTGAGAAAGCTGATGGCGAATATACAGCAGTCCTTTAATTTGTTAGCGCGGAGATAAATCATGACAAATATCGAAACAGTGAATACGAACACGCAAAAAAAATCTCGCACGAAAGCTCCTAGAACGGAACGTGCCAAAGTAACTCGTGAAGCTCTTGAAGTGTTTGAGAATGACGATTGGCTTCATATCCCTAAAAATGTAAGGGATGAATATGAAGACCTTGGTTTCAGTCTTATGTGGATAAGAATCATGCTTAATGGTGCTGATGATTATCAAAACATAGGACGTAAACAAAGAGAGGGTTTTGAGTTTGTGTTGGCCGAAGAATGTCCAGAAATGGCAAGTGGCTTTCGTATAATGGAACAGGGAAATCTAGCAGGGTGTATTGTTCGTGGTGATGTGGCGTTAGCTAAACAACCTATTGAATATAGGGAAGCTCGTCGCAATGCTACCAATAAGAAAACCCAGCAGCTTGAACAGGCAGTTAATGCAAGACTTCATGGAGATAGACCTGACCGACGTGCTCCTATCACTGATTCTAGCCGTTCGCGAGTAGGAAGGGGCAAACAAGCTCGTTTCGACTCATAACTTTAATCTTTTAATAAGGGAGGAAGAGTATGGCTCTTTCTAAAGCATTAAATGGCTTAACTCCTGCAAAGATTACTGGGAATGCGCCTAACTCCACTGGTCAAAGCCGTTATCGAATTGCTAACGGTTTCGCTTCGGATATGTTCACTGGTGATCTTGTTAAGGTAAGTGCAGGAACTGTACAGCCTATTACGACCACTACGGATCGTCCTATTGGTGTCTTTATGGGATGCGAATATGTAGATCCGGTTAATAAACGTCCCGTTTGGGGAAAACGCTGGCCCGCCAGTACTTCTTCAAGCGACACTTCACCTTATGCCTTTGTCGCAGATAATCCTTCATCCGTCTTTGTAATACAAGCGGATGCTACGGTTTCTCTTGGCGATATAGAGTCTAACAACTTTGCTGTTACTCTAGGCGCAGGGTCTGCTGTAACTGGTCGCTCAGGCTTTGGCCTGAAAGCGGGCAGTAGGACTTCACTTAGTAGAAACCTTCGTATTGTTGGCAACTATGACATCCCTGGTAATTCACTAGGCGATGCCAATGCCAAGGTGCTTGTACGTCTTGTACAGCATATCGATACGATTGCTTCTATCGCACCTGCTAACTAAGGGAGTATGAAAAATGGCTATTAATCGCGCTAGTATTTCTAAACAGCTTCTCCCTGGTCTAAACGCTATCTTTGGTTTGGAGTACGGCTCTATTGACGATGAGCAAAGAGTACTTTTTGAACAGGAATCTTCCGAAAGGGCATTTGAAGAAGAAGTGCTTATGACTGCCTTTGGAGAAGCACCTGTCAAAGCTGAAGGCGCTGCCGTTGAATATGATACGGCGGCAGAATCGTGGACTGCTCGTTATACGCATGAAACAGTTGCGTTGGCGTTTGCAGTTACGGAAGAGGCAATGGAAGATAACTTGTATGACACGTTTGCTAAAATTCGTGCCAAAGGTCTTGCTCGTGCTATGGCATCGACCAAGCAGGTTAAAGCTGCTAATGTCTTCAACAATGGATTTAGTACATCTTATCCAATTGGTGATGATGCGGCATTCTTCTCTGATTCTCATCCCACGATAAGCGGGACTAATCAGGATAATCTCCTGACCGCTGCTGATCTCTCAGAAGCTTCTCTTGAAACGGCAGTTATCGCTATTCAGAAAACGAAAGATGATCGTGATATTCTGATTGGTGCAATGCCGATGTCTCTGCATATCCCACCGGATCTGCAATTTACGGCTGAGAAGATTCTTGGGTCAAATATGTCTACAGCCCCAATCTATGCCAGTAATGCTGCTGGTAATGCGGTTGGAACGTCAACTGATTCAAAGGGTGTTTCAAATTCAAATGATATTAACGCTGTTCGTTCGATGGGCGTTATGCCGAAAGGCTCATTTGTGAACCACCGTTTTACGGACACAAATGGTTGGTTCGTAAAAACTGATGTTCCTAACGGTACTAAGTACTTTGTACGCGCTGCATTGGCTACGAAGATGGAGCCTGATTTCGATACAGGTAATCTACGCTTCAAAGCTCGTGAGCGTTACAGCTTTGGTGTTTCTGATTGGCGTGGATATTACGGTAATCAGGGTGCCTAATCACAGCTAACACCGAATCTCATTACAATTTGAGATTTATAGTTGGTGTGGGGAGTACTTGCATAAGTAGGTACTCCCCTTTTATTATAAGATATACAAGTACGAGAGGTTGCAATGTCAACAAATCTTACCGTGTTCTCTGTAGGAACGAGTGTGACGATTACCGAATCAGTAACAC